AGCCCGGGACATTCACCAGCAACGGCAAATTTTGCTTAAAACGTGGGGAATAAGTAATTTGTATTTGATATGTTCCACGTGGAACGGCGGTTTTTCCTTTTATCTTTCTTTTGTAAATTTCTTTTAACGCCATGCCTTGGAATAATCCTCGGTCGGTGTCCTCCAATGAACTGCACCAATGTTCACCGTCGCCGAATCGTTCCCCGTTAACATAAACGCGGCTTATCGTGTAGTTCTTTTTTTTCGCGAACCTGTCTATTAAAATTTCCATTTATCTAAATATCAATACGTTACACACGATTAAAAACACTGCAAGAGCTGCGCCCACAACGTCCGCGCTTATATCCTGTTCGTCAACCTGCTTGCCCTTAATTAGGGTGTCAATAATAACCTCCTTGAATATTCCTATCATCATTGTAACGAGCAATGACAATAGTAACGATTGCAACAAAGTGCACCCGCACGCGCCTGTTATCATCATTATAACGCCCGCAATTATTCCCGAGCATATAACATGCAATGTGTAGTCGAGTGGAATTGTTCCCACTGCTTCGTCAATTCTTTGTAAAAGATTCCTTAATTTGTTCATCTTCTATATGTTTTGAGGTTTCTAAAAAATTTTTCAGTTCGTCGGCACTCATGCCGTTGTGTAGGATTTTCGATAAAATTTCGGCGGTCTCTTTCAGTCTTCGACGGCTTTTATCTTCGGCTTTCTCGTAGATGCTTTTTAACTCGACTAAACAAAGCAAAACACACATTAAACCACTCATAACGGGCAAATTGTCGAGTAATACGACATGCAGCAACTGCGTTACATGGCACACGGACAATACTACATCGATACACCCCGTTACTATCATAACACCTTGGTACATAAGTACTTTGCTAATGGTACGGGATAAGGCGTAAGAAGTGTGCGCCTCGTGGCGTTCAGTGGCTTTGCGCCACCCGCTAACCAAGTCAACGGCTATTGCGACAAAAACGAGCAGACAAAACAAGCCCCACACGCCGCCGAACAGTTGCACGTTATTCATAACTTCGTAATTTTCAAAATTTTACAACTATCTTTTGTTTCAAACAAAACAAAAGAGTAATCAGTTAACTCATACCCTTTTTTCGTTTTGTTTAGATGCGGAAAGCCGTGTGTTTCAATCTCCACGATGCGGGAACTGTCTTCGCTAATTACTTGTAACTCAACTTTATAAGACGGTTGTTTGCCGTCTTCTATTTTGTCGTAAATTCCCACGATTATAAGGCATAACGAGAGTACAAGTCCCGTTGTTATCAAAATATGCTCTTTAACAAAATTTATCACCTTAGTAAGTTTTTGTAAAATTTTCCGCATTTACGTTAATTACCACCCATTGACACAACTGTGTTACCTGTTGCCACGGACTGTTAGGTTGCCCGAATGTCGGGCTGTTCGTTTCCGTGGTTGGTGTAACGTCAACAATGCCGTTAACGGTGTCGGTGTCGTCTATCAGTCCGTCGTCGCTCCTTGTCATGTGTACGGTATATTTTTCGCCGCCTTTCACGGGGCTTTTTGCCGCGTACATGTTATTAACCGTGTACGGGATTCCGAGCAATTCAATGTAACCGCACTGCACTGTAAGTACGGACGGAAGTACAAAAGATGTGCCTGGTTTAACAATGACGTTGCCGCCAAAGTATTGCAGTCCTGCGAGCGCGGATTTAACCGCGTCGGGGTCGCTTGTGTCGTTCGCGCTTGCATATATATTCCCACCGTTACTGTACCCGTACACCCAGTTATTAAGGACACGCGCTGCCTTTATTGTGATGACGCCCGTTTGTGCGATGTCTGTTATAGGGGTGTTCGTGCCTGGTTTTAACACCGTTCCCGCGCTATTGTGGCGCGGCTGCGATAAAATTAAAAGTCGCCGCCCTATATATTCGGGGTCGCATGGAAGCTGCACGGTTATATTGTCCTCGAAAACCAAGTTACTTTTGTCTTCCACGATGTATTTTAACGCACCAGCCGAGGGACTTAATGCCGTGCCCGTTATGACGTTCCCGAATTTATCAATGCCAAATTCGCCGTTTGCCGTTATTGCGCCCTGAATGTCTATTTGGTCGGCGGAGATGTTGACTTTGCTTTTTATTTTCCCCGTGACGGGGTCATACTGCACGGCGGTTGCAACTTTTGCTTCTGTCTCTCCCTGTCTTGTTGACATGGCGGCAAAGTTCTTCCGTAACTCTATTTGCGAGGTCTGTAACTCGGAAATGTTTTCCGTGGCGTTTCCGCTCGCGGTTATAAGGGCGTTGATTAAGTTAACGCTAAGATTGTATCCGTCAATGCCTACAAGCACGTTTACCGTGCGCGTGTCAACGGTCGAACCGTCAACGATTAGTTCCACGGTCAAGTACTGCGAGGGGTCTGCACTTGTTTTCCACGTAACTGCCACGCCGCCAGCCTGTTTAACTATGTTCCACGTGGAACTTTTCGGGGTCTTATATCTCCAATATGTAGTTGCACTCAATGCTACGGGGGTGCGGCTGTCTCCTACTACATGCACCACGTTGTAGTTCAGTACGCCACTTATTACGCCGCTATTATTGACTGCCAACAACTCTTGTATGGGTACGAGCGTGTAGTATTCGGCATTTTTGCCGTCCTCTCCGTTTTTGCCGTCTTTTCCCGGTACTCCACCGAGTGCGCCCAAATACGACCATTTGGCACGCCCGCGCGGGGCAAACCAAAAGTGTCCGTTATCAGTAGTAACGTACACGGCGTTATCCTGAACATTTATGTCGTTAACGATGCGACCGCCTGCAACGATTGTTATCCCGCGATGGTCGCCGTTGCTTCCCGTGTCGGTCAGATAATGCCCATCCGCCGCCTTTGAGAGGTCTATTTGTGCAGCGGTTGAATAGTGTGCTATTGCCGAGCCGTTTATTTGCAAGTCGAGCGTCGCGCCTATGTCTATTGCCGTGTACTCCCACCCGCTCGCGGTGTTGTAAAGCATAAACAAGTTGCGTCCCGTCAAGTTAAGCGCGGAAAAATTGGAATATACGCCCGCCGTCGTGGCGAACCATATAACATTCCCGTCGGGTGTGCCGGGGTTTGTCTCGGGTGTCGCGAACCCTGCAAACGTCCTGCCCGCACCGATATTGTTTATCGTTGATAGCAAAGTGTCTTGCAACACCTTTCCCGTTATGTCTTGATTACCGTTTTGTTTTATGACGGTTGCAACCGCCGTTTTAAGTCGTTGCCAATCCATTAGTCGTTGTTATAGTCGTTATTAAAGTCGTTGTTATAATCCCCGTACGTTTCCTTGATGTAACCTTGTCCGATTTTTTTCACAACGGTTTGCGTTGTAAATTCGCATTCCACCGATGCAAGCGCGCCCGCGCTCTTCCACTTCGGGGTAATTAAAAAAGTATCACAATTGTAATCCACCCCGCCCGCGTTGACGGTAACACGGTCGCTTAATCTGATGAAGCGCATGCAGTCGCACAAGTACTCGGGGGCTACTATGGTGAATTTATACGTTTTTGTGGAAACTTGTTTTTCCGCAAAATAATAGCCGTCCCGATTTTCTCCCGTTTCCTCGAAATCGTAATCGGGCTTGCCTATTGACGTGTTGAAATACAACAAGTTGCGATATTTAATCGGGTCTCGGTAAACGATAACGCCCGAATCAAACACGGCGTTTTCCACGTCGCTCCACACAATACGGAGGTACGGTGTAATGTCCTGTACTATTGTAAGCACTTCACTGTACCATTCTTGCACGCCGTCTGTTAATCGCAAGTAATATTGCCCGTTCTGCATATCGGTTGCCATGTACTGATTTGCGGGATAAATGATTATGTCTTTGTTTGGTAAATCGTCGGTTTGCACAATTTGCAACCCCGCGTCCAACATGGGTTGTGTAATGTCCGCTATCAGTGTGCCTTTTTTGTCGTACATCTCCACCGCCGTAATATTGTTTGTTCGGTGGTCTCTTGTTATCTGCCACGGAAGCAAGATATTAGCGGGCGCAAAAAGCGGATATATCGCACCGTAAGCGTACCACTTGCGGAAATCCTGTTTTTCCACGCTGTCATACCATGGCAGCGGGTTATAATTATTGTTTTCAGTCTGTATCATGTTGCAATGTTGCATTACCTGTTAGACTTTCCAAAGTTACAGATAATTTGCTAATTACGCCCGCGCCAACGCTCGTTTTGACAAGTTTAGCCGTGTCGGGATTAAGCCCCGAAGGGAATTTGATTGATTGTTTTTTGAGCCTGCGAATACTTTGTGCGCCTGCGTATTGCCCGTTTATTTCCAAGGCGGGAGCGGGCATGTCATACACCCAACACCACGGCTGCAAGTAAGGCATTGCAAGTTCTCCGTTTTGTGTCAAATGTTCCGCGCCGTCGTAATATATTCGGGTAAATGGCAGTTGCCACATACTCCCCACCGTTAACGACTGCACACGAGCCTGCACAAGTCCCGTCGCAAAGATAGCGAGTTGTGTTGCAGTGTCGGGAATAGTAACGGATAACGCCCGTGTTGTGCCGTCCGCGCTGAAAGAAACATCGGGAGCGGTTAACTTTTTGCCCTTGTCGTCAAACCACGACACAAGACCCGTACCGCCGCCGCTCGCAGTCAGTACGAGCGTTGCCGCCTTGCCACGTGTCAAAGCGTCCACGTTAATACGCGGTACTGTGTAATCTCCTTTGCCTCCTACCTCAATTCCGTACCCTTCAAAGGGGTAATCCAAGTTGTCCGTTATCGCTTCGGCGGGGTGTGCGGCGAACAAAACAAACCCGTCCTCGCTTATCTCATTAGGCACAAGTAGCATGTAGTCGATATCCGTTGTAATGTTAGGTACATTCACCTCTTCTTTTTTGCTCTCATCAACAAAATCCGAAAGGACGTTAATAGGTTTTCCGTCGAATATATAGCTGCATTCGTCCATGAAGGCGAATTCGTAACGGCTCGGCATCTGCTCCTTATCGTAGGAGTATTGATTTTGGGTGTAATCGCATGGCTTCCCGTTGCGGATGTTGTATAACGTTGTTAAGTCCGTGCCTATTTGCATTTGCGCGTTGTAAGTTCCGCCGCGCCTGAACCATTCCACGTGTTCGAGCTTTAGTTTGCCGTCCTCCACGTACCAATAGAGGCGGTACAGATTTGCAAGAGCCGTTAAGACATTCGCCAAAGTTATAGGAGCTTTTTGCGCGGGTGTCTGGTACTCGCCATTTGTTATGTTGGATTTTGGCGATATGAGTAACCGCGCGTTCTGGTCTTTATTCAGCGGATTTTGTTCGCTGTATAAAAAACGGCTGTACTCCTCTTTGTCTTCATGTACGACATCGGGGGCTATTTTTTTTAGCAAAACATTAATAACGCTGCTCAATTTGTAAGCATCCCGCAATATGTAACGTTTACGTCCCGACACTTCCAACCCTGCATCGTTGCGGTCAAAGGCGAACCACAACGAGCCGTACCGCCACGCGCTTTGTGCTATCGGGTAATACTTTTGCCCGTCCGCTGGCGGGGCAAAGTACTTACCATTATCCGCCAACCCATACGGCGTTGGGGTCTCACTGTAATTGTACGACAAATAGCACACGTCTTGCGCGTAAGCAAAGGCATACTTGTAGTGCCTGCTGTTGTCGGTAATGTCGTCGGCGGGTATCTTTACCGCCGCCGTGCCGTTAATGCTCTCAACGTCTACGAGGTAACGACCGTACACGTTATAACTCGACATATCGGCACGCAAGTACCCTTTTGCCCCCGTCCCCGCAACGGGTGCAAGGGTAAATTTAAGGTTGTCAAACGGGGATGTCGAACCAGTGCGGGTGTACCTCCATAACGCCACATCATCAGAGGCACGGCGGTATTCCACAAGAACGTCCCCAACGAGCGTCCATGTATAGTCGTCTTCCTTGTCGAGCGTCAAACCCTGCGATATGTATAAGTAATAATTGCGGCTATCACTCCACATTTTGCCGTTAAACTCGTTGGGGGTTGAGCCTTGCGCCATGCGCCCTGTGTACAACCCGAGTGAAGAGGGTGTGCCTTTACCTATTAGCTGTATCTCTTTCAGTATGTTACAAAGCCCGAATTTGTAAGTTTTGCGTAGCGTTTTTTCATTCGTGGTTGCGTTCGCGTCCTGCTCCCATGCAGTACCGCCCAAAAAGCACGAGATAACGTTATCACCAGGCACGTACAATTGTATTAACGGACGCTTTGACAATTCGACGGGGCAAAACTCGGGCAAAAGGTCAATTAAATTATATTCCTTTTCCATTCCCGTCAATATGTTGGTGTAGTCGTCGAAAGTCTCGGGCTGCACCTCAATTGTTTTGTTGTCAATGTTCACCGTGCAGTCGGTCAAAGTAAATTGAGACTTGTGATAATTGACCCACGTTTTACCGCCGTCGGTGGATGCCTGCAACAGTAAGTAATTAACGCGGTACACGCCGCCCGTTAAAAGGTAGTCGTAATCCGCGCCGTAAAAAGTCAGTTTCCCACCCCATTTTTTACGATAAAATTGTTGCCCGCTTTCTCTTTCAATTTCTATTATTACATCGTCCTTGTAATTAGGATAACAACGGCGGGTTGACAACCAATTATCCAAGCCGTCAACACTGCCAAGATAGGCGGAGCTTATTTTATCAATGTCCCAATTTGCACGGATGTACGCCGTGCCTGCGGGGCATGTTACAACGTTGTAGGCAAGGTTGTGAGTATATCCCCAATAACCTATCGGCTCTTTCGCAGCGTTATAAAAAATGCCCTGCACCGCCTGCGTACTGTTCCAATCTGAACGAAACTCCCGTCCCGTTACGGCTGTGTAGGTTTCAGTATAGCAAAATCCCTGCATTGCACGCACCACACCGCCCGCAAACAATGCGTAATTATCCCGCGTAAAGTTGCGTGGGAAATAAAATCTATATAACGGTTTTTTCATCTTGTTATCCTTTTTAAGTTTTTATATTCCAATACGTTATGCCCCTCCGCGTCTATGTAGTTGCGAGTTTCGGCGGTCTCTCTTATGCGCTTAACGTCGCTTTTAAGCCCGTCGAGATTATCCGCCGCATCAACGTTAACAGTCAAACCCGTACTATCATAAGAATGCATGTATTTTGCGGCAAAGCTGCCATCGTTGAGACTGTTAATAACGTCGGGGATTACACGGCGGAAACGCCTGCTATTGCGTTTGTTAATGACTGCGAAAAATTCGCCGCCCTCCGCTCTTCGGCGCGTGCCGTCGGGTTTGCGTCCTAAATCTATATCGTGCCCGCTCTGATGCGAACCGCCTTGCAATAGTTCCACCGTGCCGTCCCCGTATGTCTCTGATGCGTCTTGTGCGCCGCTGCTCTTTGTCAATGTTGCGGCTATTACCTTGGACGCTGCAAAGCTCGCCCACATTGTCGCAATGGCTGGAATAGCGGCGGGAAAACCGAGTTGCGACCATATTAACGCGCTCGCGGTAACTAAGTTTCCGATTTGCTGAACCGTTTGTATGGCGGCTTGCTGCCTTTGTGCCTTTTTGCGGTCTCTCAATGCTTTGTCTTCGTTTTTCCGCGCCGTTTCCAACTCTTTTTGCGCCAAAGCCACGTTGTTTGCATACCCTGCCGCGCGTGCTTGCTGTTCATAGGTTAACGCCTGTTGTGCGCTGCTGATGTCCTTTTCAGCCTGTGTTACCGCCGCATTTGCTTCTTCGATGCGCGCCGCCGCCGCTTGGTTGAGTGCTCCCGTCAAGAGGTTAAAGGCTTCCGCAACCGCCTTTATCTTGTCTTCTGTCTGGTCTCCGCTGAAAGCATCTTGCAAGTCGTAAAAAAGCTGTTGTATGGCTTTTGTTCCGTCAATAGGCTTTGACCAATCAACGTTTACACTTTCCAACACTTTTTGCGCTTCGGCGGTTATCTCTCTCACATAGTCGCGGGTTAAGTTCCGCGCCTCCTCTGTCAGTGCCGCGCTACGTTTACGCAGTGCATTTATTTGTGCCTCTCCTACCTGTATTTCCCCCGCTTCCACGGCGGCTATAAGTTCGGTAATTGTCTGTTGTTCTTCTGCTATTCTTTTTGCGCGTTCCTCCGTTTGGGTCTTTGCCTTTGCCTCGGGTATGTACCCTTTGACCGTTTCGGCTGCTTGTGTTCCGTACTTTGCAGTGATTAACGCGCCGTCCACTCTTTGCGATGCCGGCAAAGCTGCATTTGCCGCGAGGTCTATTTGTTTTTGCGTCTCAATTTGTTGCAATTTTAGTTTCAGTTCCTCCGCGCTGCCTTTCTTTGCCGCGTCAAGCTGCAACGTTATAGCGGTCTTTTGACGTTCCAATTGCTTTTTGTCATATTCCGCGTATATCTTTGCGCTTTCCTGCTGCATGTTTCTTTCAAGCTGTAAGATAGTGGCGTTTATGTCCTTACGCTCGATTGTTGTGAGTTTTTTCTCTGTGTTGAGACGGTGGCGCAAGTCCTCTATCTGTCTGCCGTACTGCTGTGTTATTATTAGTTGGCGTTTTTCCACGCCGTCCTCCATTGAGGCGGTCTTGACATCCTCCCATTTGCGCATTGCCGCTACTTCGGCTTTGTAAGCGTCTTCCAATGCTTTTGCCGCGTCCGTCTTTCGTGCCGTTCTACTTGTGGATTTGCCGCCGCTCGTTTGGGTGGGTTGTGTTCCCGTTTTTGTTCCTCCGCTTTTTGCAAGTGAAGCTATTGCGCCGCCTGCTTGCGCACCTGCATTGAATAGCGCGGACGATTCTCTTTGTGATTTTCCTTTCGCGGTAAAATAATCGTAGGCTTTAACAATCGGAGCAAGAAAGCTGTTTGTTTCGGCTATCTTTTTTATTGCGCTCGACAAAAAGCCCCCGAGCGCGTTGTTCATAGCGTTAAATGTATTCTTCCACCACGCGCCCACTTCCTTAATGGTAATGAGTATACCCGTTAAAGTGTCGTAAAGTCCTGTTTTTAATCTGTTTATAAAGGTCTCGAAATCCCCGCCCGTGGAGTCGAACAAGTTATTGAATGCCTTTTTGCACTCCGTCGCCGCGTTGTTGACTTCAAGCAACGACGTTGACATATCGCCCTGCTTCTCTATTACGTCGTCGATGCCGCCTTTGATGTCCTTTAACATTGTGAGGTATTGCAACCCCGCGTCCTCGCCTGGTCCGCCGAATATGTCAGCTATTGCAGTACCTACCTTGCTGCTCGATTCGGGTAATTCTGAAAGCTTTTGTGAAACCTCTTGCATGACCTGCCAAGTGGTTTTTGCACCGCTTTGCAAGTCCTCTTGTACTTTTTTGCTGCTTATTCCTATGCCCTCGAGTGCGCTCGCGGTTGCGGTACTCATCTCCCTTAATCGCAGATTCCCCTCCTTTATAGCGTCCACGCCCTTGTCGCTGAAGATGCCCTCTTGATTGCTTTTTGCAATGATAGCCACAAAGTCGGACGCGCTTATTCCCGCCTCCTTGAAATAGGCGGGATACTCTTTGAGGGTGTCAATAAATTCGCCGTTTGCATTGGCACCCGCCACAAAGCCTTTACGGATTACGTCCGCCGCCTGCTCGTAGCTTATGCCGAACTGCTTTGCAACGCTGTTGGTTGCCTGCAATGTTTCGCGGAAATCCGTACCGAAAGTGTCGCTAATGCCGCTTATTTCGTCCCGTAAGTCCTTTAACGCACTACCTGTCAGTTGTGTAAACTGTTGGGTTAATCGTGTAGCCTCTACCAATCCCGAGTTGTAATCATACCACCACTTGAACGCCGCGCCCGCCGCTGCTACTCCTGCAATAGCCAAAAAAACGGGGTTGGTGGCGAGTGTAAGCATGGTTTTTCCAAGTGCGGCAAAACCGCCTTTCAGACCCTCGAGCGCGCTCTTTGCTTCGCCGCTGTTACGTCCCAAAGCGAGTAAAGCTTCTCCAAAATTACTGTTCAACCCTAAAGTGGCTTTGAGCTTTTCGCCATATTCCGCCACCGCATCCCCCGCTTCTCTATAATTACCGACGTTCAGTTGATGCGCACCCGTTGCCGCCTGCAACCTCTTCATCTCTTCATAGATAGCACGGGTTTCGGCTTCGAGCTTCTTCCCCGCCGCCGTGTTCTCGCGCATCTCCCTGCTCATGGTGTTGAGGTGCAACATATTCATCTTGTACATTGCCGCGAGCCTGTTGTAACTTCCCTCCTGCGAGCGGTTGAGACGCGCCGTTACCTTTGCAATGTCGTTTGCCTCCTTTTGCGCCTGTTTAAGCTCCTGCAATCGGATATTCGTTTCACTTTCCGCGTCATTGAGAGCTTTCTGTGCTTTCGCCAGCCTGTCCGCATCGGTTGAAGCACTTTGTATCACTTTCCTCCCAGCCTCGGTTGCTCCGCTTACGCCTCGCAGATTGGTAGCCAGTGCGCCCGCTTGCTCCCGTACGTTTTTGCTCATGTTGACGTAAGCATCACTCAATTCATCGAGCTGCTTAATAAGGTTGCTTATGCTGTCATCGGGGCTTATTAAGTCGCTGTATTTTATGGGGTTCGTGTTTCCTAATGCCATGATTGTTTATTTTTTACGTGTTTTTGTTTTGACCTCTTTCGCTCGCTCTTGTGCATATTCCACGGCGTTGTAGTATTCCATTACAGACATTTTTTTTGCATCTATATGCAAATTTTCGGCTAATGCAACACAAAGGCTTTCAAAGCCCTTATCGTGTTTTACTTCCATACCTGTACTACCTGCGTACTGTAGGGGCTTGTAAAAAGTAAGTACGTCGTCGGTGGTTTTGTCAAGTTCCGCGTTAAGACAGTTCGCGCCGCCGTTGCGTATCGCTTCCAACTGACACAACACACGACGGCGCAATCTGTCATAATATTCTTTACTTTCCGAATCTTCAAAAAAATTCGGAAAATAAAGCCTTAATGAATCATCTATTTTTTTTTTAACGCCCGCAAAAGCGTGCGCTACATCTCCCATTGGTTCGCCGTCGAACATCTTCGCCGTTTTTTGCAAACCCTCGTCCGTTATGTCTGTTATCGGTTCGCCGTCAACCGACTTAACGAGTGCGGCAAAGGCTAACATTTTGGGGTTTAATTCGGCTGCGGAAAACTCCAACGACTGAATGAGATTTCCCAATCCCTGCAAAGCTTCCGCCGTTTTGCCCTGCCTCACAAAGGCGGATATTTTTGCCAAATGTTCGCTTGCAGCCCCCGCCCCGCTACCTATTCCCGCGTCCACAAGTAACATTTTGCTGTATTTATGATAACGGACAACGGGCAGACTTTCTATGTCGTCGTATATCTCAACGATATATTTTCCTATTTTTATTGTACTCATAACAGTTTGCGCGTCAACGGATTAGCCAATACAGGTATAAATAAATGTTCCACGTGAAACACTCCAAAGATAACAAAATTTATCGAGATAAACACGGCGGTAACGAACACGCAAAACCACCATGACAAACAAAAATAGCATGATGCGAGCTTGTGAACAAATTCGCTTCCGTGGACTTGCAGCCACTCGATAACACCCCACTTGGAAAGGAGCAAAAGCAGCCAGGCAGCAGCCAAAGCCACAATAACAACGGTGCATAAGTAATTAATCATAGCTCAACATGACAATTTTGTGTCGCGGTCATTTCGCCCTCAAAACGGTAACCGCAATAAGGTTGCATCAAAAATTGGTTGTCTATTTCGTCGTAACTGAAGCCCTTCCAAATGTTTTCGGCAAGCTCGTAGATTTTTTTTATTACAAAACGCCCCGAGCGGATACCAAGCCGCCCGTTAAAGAGGTCGAGAAACATTGCTTTGATAAAATCCCTTTGACGGAAGCCCCAATTATCACCAAGTGCCGCCATGTTAAACCACACGATAAAGGACATGGGAGAGGTAACGGAAAAGGCTACGTTATCGGTATACTCCACCTCTTGCGGGTCTCCCGCGTAAAAAAAACCGTACATAAAACGGCTATCATCGGGGATTAACTCGGTATATCCGTTTTTTTCGTCGAAATAGTTGGGGGTGTAGATTTTTTTTCCGTCCGCATTGATACGCACGAGCCTTTCGGCGCGTCCGTAAAATTGCCCGAAACCTATAGTTTGTTTGAGTTTTTCGGCGTATTCCTTTGCCACGCCGTCAAGTAGGTAATCCATATATAAGTTTTTTGCCCGCACTTGACAACGCGGGGAAAATGTAATCAGTAATTAAGGTACCCAAGTTCGGCGGGGTCAAACCGAATATCTCCCCGCCGTACTTGTTGATGAGTTTTGCCGTTTTTTTGTCGGAGGCGAAAAAAGTAACTTTATCAGTGTCGACCACGAGATAAAAGGACTTGTGAAAAGCTCCCGTATCTCGTAGTGTTACGCGGTCGGTGGGTTGACCCTTTGCTCTTTTTACCTCTATAGTAAACGGCTTGTAAGGTGCGTAATCGGCTATCTTAACGCCTGTTGCGTCAATACCACGCTCGTACAACTGCGTTTCCGAATTAAGCTTGCAAATAGCCGCTTCGTTGTCAGTGAGTACGTGAATGATATATTCGCCGCTTTGGATTCCTTGCAAAAAGTCTTCCACGCGCTTTTTTTTGTCTAAGATAGCCGCCAACCCCTGCATTAGTTTTCAGACATCAAGCCCGCACTTTTAAGATTAGCAATCAACGTGTTTATACGGTCAACCACTTGCACAAGCGTTGCATCACCCGCGAGCGCGTCAACCTTACCCGCCATTTTTATCACGCCCTTTTCCGTCAACGACGCTGCGGGGGCGTATATCTTAAACAATTCGGCAAAGGAGAGGTATCCACCTGTTGCCAAAAGGACATCGCCAAAATTAGCACCTATAATATGCACGCCCGACACGTCGTTACCTGTGTACGGCGAGGCGGTGGGGTCAAATACCAACTTCGTACCCGTATATGTCGGTTGTCCTCTTTCATCGTAAGTTATGAAGAACGCTGAACGTTTACCATTTTTGGCGAATTTAAATTTTAGCGTTGAGCCTTGTCCGTTCAATTCTTTTTCAATAATGGTATGAATGTTGTCTGTCCTAACTTCTAAGTGGTCATTAAATATTCCTTGTTCTACCTTTGTTGCAATTTCAATGAAAGCCTCTTCTAATCTATTTAATGTATCGGCAATGAACGCCTTTACCCAATTGACGAAAGACCAAAAGAACGGTTTACCCTGTTGTAATGTTTCCGCGGCAACTTCCTCGTCTTTACGGGAATCACACCATCCAATAGAGGTGTACAAAGTCGTGCCCTCGTCGGAACCACTATTGTAATTTGCAAGAATTTCCAAAGAGTAATTGTTCGCCTTGTTACCGCGACCCCCAATAAAAACGGGGAGTTGGTCTGCTCTTTTATCAAAGTTAAAATCGGATGCTAAGTTTCCCATATTGTCTGTACATTTCCCCCGCAACGTCCCGAGTTCGGCGAATGCAGCGTTAATGGTATCATTGTCGTATTTCTCCAACTCTAAGTCAACGACGGTGATAAAACCTACTATAATGTCTTTCCAAAGCTTCGCGAGCATCGCATCATCGGCGATTCCCAGCCCCTTGTACTTATCGTCAATGTACTTCTTGGTTTTGTTAAACATGTATTCCGTACTACAATCGAGTACGGTAATGTCCTTTACTATTTTGAATTTTTTTGCGTTCTCCATTTTTTCTGTTGTGTTAAGCATCGGTGTCTACTTCTGACAAAAATCCGTTAGCACCAAGCAAATTAATAATCTTATTCACGGAATTAACCACCTCTGACAATGTTGCAGAGCCTGAAAGCGTGGCAATATATGCAGTCTCCTTGTTGCCGCTCGCATTCTTTACATCTTCGTCAAGCTGTCCGAGACGTTCAACGAGATGTCCGTACATTTCTGCGAGAGACGGTTTGCCTTGCTGCTTCACGGCTTCTTCAATCCATTGTGCGCTGCTTTCCGCTTCCCACGCGCGTAAATCTTTGAGAGAACCATTTTTCTTTGTTCCGCCCGTATCCGCGTATAGCACGCCCGTTAAATCCTTTGAAAGTTTTGTATTTGTCAGACAAACAACCCCACTTTCACCAATAGATACAAGGTCGGAATTTTCAATCCCCCCATATAATATGTAAGCAATTTTCGCCTTTTCCTTATTGTCTGCGTTTTTTTCCTCACAGGGATTGAACTTGACAAACACGCATTGTTTCTTTCCGTCTGACTTCCAAGCATCATAGGTTGCAATGTCTGTGTTCGCTTCTGCACCGCTTTCAGCGTATGCTTTTTTGTACAGGTAATCGTTGCCTTGTGGCACAAGGTACACCTGCGCACCCTTGTACCAGCCGTTAAATTTTTCCATAATTTTATGCTATTGTGTAATTAACTCCTTTGTTCGCACATGCCAGGCAAATTCTGTCTATGCCCTCGGTGCTTATCCTCAATGCCTTGTAAGACTGTTCAAGTCGGTAGCCTATTCCCGTGGGTCTTCCCTCGGTGTTGCCGTCCAACTCATAGAGGATGTCGCTGCGCATCGCATTGCTTTGCGCTCTGTTGACGCGGGCAAACGGATTCATGGCAATAGCTCTCAAAAGATTGTAAGCTGTCTGTAATTGTATTGCTTGTGCAAAGTTTTCTTTTTGTGAAATGATAAAGTCGGACAAATCGCATGACACGGAGATAATACAGTTCAGTCCGTAAGACTGTGTTGGGGTGTACATCATTTCAGACACGTCCCACATTTTTTTGTCAAACTTTCCAAACTCGTTTTTTGTCTCCGCAACCATAAACGGGGCTACTTGTACGTACTTTGTCAGTATCCGCCAATCCTGCAAGCTGCCTATGTTGCAAGTCCCACACGGTTCTCTGCTCCAATCTTTAGACACATTGATAGCTTCGTAGCCTTGTGGCAAATCGTCTTGTGCATACACCAAGTACCAAGACCCGCCCGTGCTCGTGCCGTCGTAACTCACTGTAGTGCGCTGCTCGGGAGTGATTTGGGTACTCGTGTCCTGCGGATTGTCGTAACGAACATAAGGCAGATATAACGGTTCTTTGGGAGTAATCCACGCAAAACGCCCGTCTGCCTTAACATAGCACTGCAACTCGCGCACGGGGTCGGGTTGCGAGCTGTGGAACAAAAAAACAGATATGTAATTAAAGTCGTCCGTCGGTTCTACCGCACGAGCAAACTGCATGCCTAATTTTTCTATAACCACGGTAACCCCCATGGCGCGTATCGGGGTAATCTCAAAGCCTACTACCTTGTTGCTGTTTGCGATAACGTTTTTTATTCTTCCCGCGCCGTCAAAAAACGGTTTGCGCTGCAACAAATCACGGGACTGCCTCCACGTCTGTTTTTCGGTGCAAAAACGCTGCACTACCTGTACAATAGCTGCCGTCTGTTGCCCCTGCAACCACTCGTCCGCTTTGGTGGTATTACCGTTGTACTCACTCGGGGTTATCGCTGCAATGTTTTCCATTGTCAACAACGGGTGCACGTTGAGTACGTCGAGACCGCTCGAACCTGCCGAACCAATACCGACTAATCCTTTTAAAGCCGTCGTTATGTCGTTTATCCTAATCATATCGTTTTAACAAAAAAGGGCGGGCGAAAACCGCCGCCCTCTTTAACTTTGCTTTTTATTATTATTACGCGCCTGCCGTCGGGTTAACCACGTAAACGGGCATGCCAAGAGGTACGTTTGCAGAACCTGCGGTAATGTTTGCTTTTATTACGGGATTTGGAATGGTCGTTGCATCGTTGTTGTAAGCTACCAAGAATGCTACATCCACGCTAAAGCCGAAGAACTCTTTTGCAGCACAAGTAAGGTCGCTTGTTGCCGCGCCCATGATTGAGGATTGGTCGCCTACTGCCGTGTAGTAGTGAGAACCTACGGGCAAATCTATGTAAGGAAGTCTTACGACATCCCACTCGTGGTTGTTAATCTTGGTACGTCTCAAAGCTTCACGGTCAACACGGGTAAGCACGCCCACATTACCGTCTGCTACTGCAAACATAGTACCGTTTTTGCCACTCTCGTTAACAACGTTATTGGAGTAGTGGAGTACCTTGTTGTCATATTCCAACCTCTTGTTAACGTCGTTGTAGATGTCGTGCTGTGCCAACTTACGTATGAGGCTGTCAATGCCTGCATTACCTATGATGTGGACAATTTCGGGGAAACCGTTTGCCCTCATCATCGGGTTGATGTCTCCGAGAATCTCGGTTGCCATTTGAATGGGAACGACAACGGTGTTGCCCGTTACGGTGTAGTTGAGTTTATCGGTAAAGACCTGCGTTTTGTTTGCTTCCAATGCTGCAACGGCTGCCTGGTCGAGCTTGTTCGCCAAAGCGCGGCTAATCTTTTCCAGCTTGCGGTTAAAGTCGTGTTCATAGCTTATCTCGTTGTTAAGATAAGCGGCTGGCACCATTGTAAAGCCCACTGCAAAGGTAGACCAAACAACATTGTAAAGGGCTGAAGTGTTTTCCGCGTCCGCTATTACACAACTGCGAGATGTGGAAACGGTAACATCTCCGTCGTAATTAATCACGGGTATCTGCACGGTGTTACCCATGCTGGCAAACGCCTTGTCCGCCAAATCCTGCGAAATAATGGAGTTTGGGGAGTTGGTTTGCTCTGCGAAGAAATCCAATGCTCCGTACTCCTTTGGGCGGGTCATGTTGCGGTCGAAATTCGGACTCTCCACCCGCCAATTCTGTAAACGTGTTGCTACTAAGCTCATTGTTTATCTTTTTTTGTCGTTAATAATGTGTATTGTGTGCGGGGGTTGACCCTTAGCCCCTTGTTAACTCTTTTACTTTGGCAAAGTTACAATATTATTTTCTTGCCACGCTGCATCCATGGCATCCTGATAAGCGCGTGAACCCGCTACTTTGCCTTGGGCTGTTAAAGCCTTGTCGATTATCTCGTAGGCTTCACGTTGGTTTTTTGCGCCGCTAATATCGATAACACCTGCGGGCGCGGGGTTTGGGTCGGTACTTGTTCCCGTTCCTTTACCCTGCCTGTTTTCCAATACTCCCATTTCGCCGAGTTCCTTTCGGAGGAGTTCCGCCGCCGTGTACGGGTTGAGGGTATTGTTCGGGTTGCGCATCACCGCGCCGTCCGCGTCCTTGAAAATAAGCGACTGCGTACCGTCCGCGTTTTCCATATACTCGGGGCGGGAAGCTTTGAGTTTAGCAAAAGCCTGCTTCATTAGGATTTCCGCCGCCGCGCTCGGTATGCCCGATTTTATCTTCAATCCCTTTGCCGCACCTGCCAAATCTGCATCCAAACGGGTATTGAGTAACTTTGCCGCAAAGTCGCTTTGTGCCTTGTCGTAATTCGCTTTGAGAGTGTTATATTTTTCCATAACACTTTTCAAATCGGTTTGCGATTGGTTTAACTGCTTTTGCAATTCCTCTCCGCCGCCTTTCTCCAATTCGGCTTGCAACTTTGCTTTTTCGGCTTCCAATGCCGCTATTTTGTCGGCGTTTCCCTTTGCGCCGTCAACGGATTTTTTGAGCGTGCCGATTACGCGCTTAGCATAATCGTAAGTCTTTTCACCTCCGCTCTTTTCCACGCCTGAAGCTACCAATATATCGGCATCAAGACCGCCGTATATTTCGCTTGTTTTTTTTGCTATTACCGCCGCTTCATCATTTTGCGATAATGTGGCAATTGCTTCAATTTGTTCCGCGCTCAATCCTGCAAGCGTGGAGTTAGCTAATAATATTTCTTTTGTAAGCATGTCCCTTGTGCTTTTTGTTTATTGGATTATTTACTTTTTTTCTTTGCGGGTTCGGCTTCCTCCTGCTCGTCGTTGGGGTTATGCAAAATTGTTATTGTGTAACCCTGCTGTTTGAGTTGGTGCATGCCAAAAGTTTCAAAAAATTTCTTCCCGAACTTTTGCACCACGGGACGGCTCAATCGCTGACCCGTAGAAGCGTCGAATTGTTTTTGCTCAATAACGCAGTGATACATGTTTTCCTCTCCCTTTGGAACTTGATACCCTGCAAATTCGGTGTTGTCATTCGTTTGCATATTCTTTCAATTTATTGTTTATCATTTCTATTTTTTTATAATACGGCAAAGTGGCTTCGTAGTCAACGACGTTAATGTTTTCACGTTCAAAGCGTCGGATATATTCGCCGAAATGTGTTTTAATTTTCATTTCCAACTCCGAAACCGCGCCTTTGCCGAACAATTCCACAAGCTCCGCCACGGTCATGTGTCTAAATGGTTCCAAATCACTTAACACTTTCGCCCGTTGCAGTTGTGCCGGATTGTTGCGGTACTGCGTTTCGGTAATTCTGTCTGCCAGCGCATCGAGTTCCGCCGTTGACGCGCCCGCCTGTTTGGCTGCTGCGTAATTAGCGTGCAACTGTTCGACCTTGTCGAGATAAAACTCCGTGCCGTAATCAATGGACGCGGAAATAAAGTCATCGCCGTAACGGAGTCGGCAAATAGTGCTGTCAACAAAAAGTTGCAACCGCTCAAAATCTCGCTTCACGCGCCCGAGCACGGTTGTTTGGCTTTCAAAGTTCGCCGTTATCTGCCGTTCGTTCAGTGCTTCTTTACCCTGTACGTCTTCACTCGCTCCGCACACCGCCGTTATAATGGATTCGCGCAACCTGTTTACTTCAGTCTGTGAAAAGTCCAAAGAGTTACGGTCGACGCTCAACATCTGCACGGGGTTTCGCATGTCGGGAACATAGTCGGCTTCATCTCCTTTTTCGTTTGGCTGCGGGATGTCTACAAAGGTACCCGCACCCATGATTCTCTTTTGTCCGCATTTGGGACACGGAACAAGCTGCCCCGCACTGTCGTAATGCCAATGCCCTCCGCTGTCCCGCAAGAACCCGCCGTCGCAATATTCGCCTGTAGCGTCGTTAATGTAATTGCAGTTTGGAGCATACCCCGAGTAAATCGGGTATGACCCGTACAAATCGAGGTGTCTGTTGCTTATTGAATAGAACAAATACCAATCGAGAGTGTCGAGTACCTTTGTTAATGGGGATTGTCTCACAATCGGGTCTGTTAACGCAATAGGAGCACCGCTTATAAAGGTAGCGGGACAATAGCCCAACCCGTGAGGGATTTCCGCCACAAGTTCGTCGGGTTCGCCGCTTTTGTCCGCCTTAAACAAACGATAAAACTCATCGTCGATAACAGACACCAATCCGCGCGGCTGTCTTGTCATTATCCACTTAATTACGCCGTCGGGAGTTGTTGCAATGTCAATTACGTTTGATATTGGGGCAAAATAAAAGTACGGGCGCGGCTCGTCGGTTGTGCCGTTTGGCATGTCAACAATCGCCACGGCGTTGTACTCTGTCTTGTACCATTCCCAAGCCTTGGTGTTCCATATTGACGGTTCACCAATTGCAACACGTCGGTAATAGTCCCAATCCGCTGCAAGTTCCGCGCTCTCAAAGTTGTAAGAGTAAACGGGGTTACGTCCGTCAAACACCCTGCTCAATTTGTCAAAGCAAACCGAGACAACCTCATTAGTAATTAACGGGTAACGCATGAGGGCGGTAAACATCTTATATTTATCGCTCGGGAGCAAATTTTTGACAAACGCCAAAAAATCCGCCGTCGCTCCTCCTACTTGGTTTGCAGCGACGTGGGTTTCCGCGTGGAATTTCACACGGTTTTGCAAACGGGCGGCACGACTTAACGCGCCTTTGTTAAGCCCCTTTTTGCTTATCTGCCTTATTTCGCTTAACTGCAAGCCCATTTTCTTTTGTGTAGGTGTACGGACTGTCTTTCGGCAACTCCCAACCGCCGTTGTTACGTAATGACAAAAGCCTTTCGGCGTGGTCGGGAGCAAAGCCCCTTGACCACCCTAAGGCTGCATTAATCAAAATAACGGTTGTTTTGTTCATCAATTGCTTTTAACCAAGTCCGTAAGCGGGTTGAATTCAGGCGCGACTAATTTAAGATTGTCGCTATAATTCGGCGCGAAAATCCACTGAATATTATTGCTATCGGGAGCTTCGAGACCGCCAAACACTTTATCACCAACAAACAACGAACGGATGGGAATCGGGTAATAAGTCCCTGCTGTGTTTTCGTCCTCAATAGCACCGATTGCGCCGTTTTCATCAAAGATAAAAATTCCGAGGTCGCCGTTCCAACTTTCGCACTGCATCTCTTTAAGAGCCTTGATTATTTCTTGTGGCATCTTGCGGATAACTGCGTTAAAGGTGGTGGGATTACGTCCGATAATCTCTTCGATACCTCCGAGTGTGTCGTTACCGCCGCCGAATGTAATCGGGTCGCCCGCTTCGGTGGTGGGTGCTTGTATATAAGGACTTACCACTACCTTTGTGCCGTCGGTGGCAGTAAGTAGAGGTGTCCAGCTTGCAAGCTTTGTGATGTCGGATTTTGTTTTCTCAAATTTGTTTTTCACGCCCGCCGCGTTCGTCAAGCGTTGGAAAGCTACTTTCTGTATCTGCCCGAAGCTCTCGGCACACTTTGCCACGGGTACATTGGGTAACGAGGTATTAGCGGGACATTTGCAAATGCTCATAGTTTTTCTTTTTTTTATTAAACTTCTACCGCCACAAATATACGCATTTTTATACAAACAAACAAAATATCAACTAATTGCGATAAGTCAATCCGCTTTTTTGTCTGTTTACATACGGCATCGCATTTGCCGACAAAATTTCCTTTTCTACAATTCCCGTTAACGCATCCGCCGCGTCGTCGTGCGCGTTTGCGCGGAAATCCGCCAGAAAATCCCGCAAGTGCTGAAATAACTTTGCCCAACGCTCCTGCCAGCCGAGAGGAAAAACAACGGAGTTGTTAACGGTCGCGGAATTGGTTAATATGCGGCTCTCTTTGTTGGAGTGCTGCGAAAAAGTGGCTAATTGTGCGCGTGTCTTACGGCTTACTACCTTTGCCCAACCCGCGCCGCCGTTGTTGCTTTCAATCCACGCCCGTTGCGTCGCATTACGATTGAGCATGGCGGGCACTGTTACGGTGGTGGTGTCCGCGTTGTCCTGCGTGTAGACGACATCGGTAACAAGAGCGTAAAGTAACGGGTCATGTCGGCGGGTCTTTTCGTTGTACACCGTTCCCGTTCCTTTGTAGATGTCGTAACAAATGCTGCAAGTGTAGTCGTTGCCCTCATCTGCTACGTCGGTATAATTCCCGCTCCTTATCTTCGTGCCGTACTCCTTGGGGTCGGTGTAGGTTCGGAATGTTCCATACAATCTCCCCTCACTGTTCGCGGGGTTTCCTTGGTAAAGGCATTCAAACATGAGTGGGTCGAGTTCGCGTTGTTCTTGCAAGCGTTCTGCCGAATGACGTTCCTCCCACAATGGCTCACCTATTGCCCTCGGGTCTATCTCCGTGGGGGGTGTGGTTTTCAGTGCTTCAAAGTTGACGCGCACCCATGTTCCACGTGGAACATTTTGCAAACCGTCCCATGTCTCCGCGTCTATAACTTCCTCGCCGCTCTCAATGAGGCGTCCTATCAAATCGTCTTTGTTCCACCGCGTGAACACGATTAATTCTTGGGACTTGTTGTGCAAACGGGTACGCACCACGGATGTATACCATTTCCACGCCGCTTCCCGAATGACGGGAGAGTTGCCCTCGGCGTAATCTTTATAAACATCGTCGAGTATGGAAACGTCTACCGTTTTTGAGGTCAACGAACCGCCACGTCCCCCGACACGCAAAGACCCGCGACGGTTCACGCACTCTATAACATCAGAAGTACGGATAAATTTCCCGTCCGTGTCTCCCATGCCGTTTAACTTGGTGGCGGGGAACAATGCGGAATACTCGGGGCTGTCAATAAGTCGTTGCACGTCCCTATTAAAGTCGCGGGCTATTGTCGTTGAATACGAGCCTATAACTATACGCTTGTTTGGGTCTTGTCCCAACATAAAGGCGGGTAATAGACGGCTCGAACCCTCCGACTTGCCCACTTGTGGCGGACACTGTACAATCATTTTACGGATTAATCCCGCCGCAAACATATCGAGCAAGCGCAAGTAGTTGGAGTGAAAGCACGTCAACTCGTAATCGGGGCGCATGTAGCGCGCGAAGTTAACAAGACGCAACCGCGCCGCCTGCCTTACAATCTCGTCGGGGTTAATGTTCGCGGGAATATTCATAAAGCACGGAAATTCGTACACGCGGATTCAGAACGCAATCGCGCCCACTGCGAGAACTCGCAACGGACGCATATCGGTTCACCGTTTACGGCGATGTTATGTATGGATTTGTAAGGCTTTCCGTGCATGCATTCTCCGCACTTGTGTTCAGTCTCCGCCTGTATGGATTTTTTCGATTTCTTCGGCATATATGCTCACATTTGTTTTTTCACCGTCCTGCAATGCGTCCGCGAGCTTAAAAAGTAGGTCGTGTGGGATGTTCGCCACGTCGTAACGGTTATTCACTTCCACGTCCCCCGACACGACGCGCTTCTCGGGAGCGTACAAGCCTAACAGTTTGCGGCGTTCCTCGAGCTGTCGGCGGATTTCCACAATGTACGCCACATCTCCCATTCCTTTTACTTCTTTCTCCGTCTTCTCGGTTGCCGTGGTCTTCACGTTCTCGCTTCCGTGCGGCTTCCCTTTGAGCTTTATTGTTCGTTCGGTCGTTGTAGCCTTGCTCTTTTCCCATTCCGCCCAAAGCTGTTTCACACATTCGTCGATTCTTTGCAGTTCGAGCGTTACAAGTTCGTCAACATTCTTCACGTTTTCTTCGCGCCACTCCTGTAAAAGGAGTTGAATATCGTTGTGCACCGAACCGAGCGCGTAACTGCTCAAATCAAGTCGTTTTTTTACTTCCTCTTGGATTTTTCGGCGGGTGTAGCCTTTTTTGTAAAGTTCGCCCACAATCTGCAACCGCGCCTCTCGCTTTTGTTGCTTGTGTATGCTTTGCATCCTTGACATG